TTAGCCCTTTGCCATTGGCATCAAAAGTCGCATTGCAACCAAATACATATTTTCCCGCTTTGCCCACGGGCACTGTCAATCTAGAAGTATCGGTTACTGTGCTGTGAAAACTATCTGTATCAAATTCTTCAGTATCCCAGTTAACAATAGTGTCAGTTGAGTTTGCTAAAGAAAAATTAGAACCTAATCGACAAGCTACACCAACTGCTGTTGGACTTGAAGCCCCAGCCCATTTAAGACCTGTTGCGGCAGTTGAATCAGCTGTAAGCACTTGACCATTGGTGCCAACCGCTAAGCGACTAAAAGCATCTGCGCCCGTGCCAGCAATTAAATCACCTTTAGCATCAATAGCGGTTGCCATTGAATTAGTAATCGTTACATCTCCTGAAGTGCCACCACCAGAAATACCAGTTCCAGCTGTAACACCAGTAATGTCACCAGCTGCATCCGTAACCCAAACAAAATCCATGTCGGTGTTGCTATTTTTTGCAAGGACTTGACCGGTTGTGCCGCCTTTAAGATCAACAAGTGATGCGTCAATAGAGTCACCAAGTGTTTCAATAGCTGTTGCGCCATCTTTTACAAGGTCTGTTGATGTTGGTACTGACCAACCAAAATTAGGTGTTGTTGTTGCCATTAAGCTACGACTCCAATCGCGTTAAGCCATGTCAATGCTGGGTTTATGGTGTTCCATGCTTCAGCTGCGTTTACCTGATTCCATTTTACGGCAACCTGACTGAAATTGACCGGTGACGCGTTAAACGTAATGGTCAAATTGTTGAGGCTTGCCCTGAACGTCCAGCCCTCGACGTAACCCTCAAATGACCCGCCGGCGATATTTATAGGCAGGTTTTGTATCCATACAGGCTGACCCATAAATATGTTAATTAGTGCATCCCTGTCGGCATCATCAATTTCAGGATTGCCTAGCTCAAAGGTGATGCTCTGGAATTTAGGGGTTGGATCAGCTCGTAAGGCAATAATGCGATCTGCAAAGGCTTCTGCATCTGCTGTGTCCTTAATGCTGGAAAGGAAAGCCTCGCCATACTGACCATAGGTTTCAATGCTGTTTAAATCTTCTGCCACATAGGTGCTGTTGGCATTGTTGCCATAAGTAATGGCGTACTTGTTGCGGATGTCTCCGGCTCGGGTTGTGACCGCTAGGCCGTATCCGTTGGCATGGTTGGCATCAAGCGTGGTGTATCCGTTAGCGGCTAGGTAATCCTGTCTGTGTGTGCTATCGGCGTAACCAATGTTGCCGTTTGCATCTTCGTAAAGCACGCCTAGCGCGCTGTTGGCAATTTGTGAGCAAAGACTGTAAATATCCGTCTCACTAGCTGATCGAGCTATAAGTAAGAAATCGCCAGGGCGATCTATTTCACCTAAACCAAGATTAAGCGCATCGGCCCATGTGTCGGTCGCAGGCGTGTAGGTTGCCCATGTAGTTGCTGCTGGCACATCTTGCCACTCGCCTAAAAGGTAGCCTGACAAAAGGCTGTAAATCTGATCACCATCTTCATCTTGTGACAAAATGCCATCATCGACAATTTTAGGCAATTTAGACAATGCGCCTAAAGCTGTAATCTGTGCAGCTGTTGTATTGCCCAGCGCACCAGTCTGATTAACGGCAATTGTAAAGTCTGAAATGAAACCGCCAAATATCGGCACATACGCGGCAGTTGAGTCTGTGACCTCGATGGTAATTTGCGTGCCCACTGTAAAGTCATAAATGCTGTTGTCAAAGTTGAGCAATTGCAACTGGCAATAGCCTGCTACTGGTTGTGAATAAATGTCTGTGCGGCCTGACGTGATGGTCACGTTGGCTACTGTGACATCAGTTAATTCAACGTTGTTTATCAGCACTTTGTAACTGGGCGTATATGCGGTCATGCAAAGACCAATCCTGAACCGCCTAGCGTGCCGCGAGCTGATGAGTCATTGAGCAAACCGACAATTTGTCGAGCTGTTGATTCAGGATCAATTGCCCCATTGACTGTGATGCTTGTAGTCCTACCCGCTGCAAATGCTCTTAAACGGGCATCTGAGTCCATAATCTCCGGTGACAAGGTTGGCACTACGCTAGGCGCAGCTGTAGTAAATGCAGCATTTTGTACTGATGCAGTGGACATCGATGCCCCGCTAAAGAAGCCACCAATTGATCCGGTAACGCCTTTGACTGCGTCAATAATGCCCTTAATGCGATTATAAATATTTGTTATCAAACGTACAAGGTTGGCAAATTGGTCAATAATTTCTGACAATATGCCGCCAAGTAATCTAAAAGCCCCGCCCAAAGTCTTGCCCAAAATAGGCGCAAGTACGTCGCGTGCAAACTCGCCAATGTTTACCATAAGGTTAAAAAATGGTTGTAAATCTTCATTGTTGCGCTGGATTGATCCGCGCACGCTGTCAAACGCTGATTTGAGTCCGTTAAGAATAGGCTGAATAAATCGCAATACTGGCTGCAACTTATCGCCAATGTTTTCTGTAAAATCCTGTATTGCTGGCACAACCTTGTTTACGATTGTCTCAACCAGTGGCGTAATAGCTGTGAGGATAAATGCGCCCACTGTCTCCTTGCCTTCGTCAAAAGCAATTTGCAGGCGTGTTAATTTGCCCTGAAATGTATCGGCCTTTGCCGCAGCTTGATTTTCAAATGTATCTGCGAGTTTGGCTGTGATGTCATCTAGGCTCATGGTCTTAAGCTGTGCGGCAGTCAAGCCAATGCCTAATTTGGCGAGCGCGCCTGTGTTGCCTTCTGCGGCCTTTGCCATTGCGTTTGTGACGGCTTCAAGCGACTTACCTGATCCAGCTGCAACATCGATGGCAACTGTCTGTAGCTTCTGCGCCTTTTCAAGATCACCGGTTGCACGTGCCAAACGCTCAATCGATGGGCGTAGCTCGTCATCTGTAACCCCAAAGGCTATAGATGTCTTTGTGATGTAATCTTCTGTTGCCGCTATTTGAGCCTCTGTAGCCCCTGTGACGTTCTTTAAGGTTAAAGCCAACTTCTGCTGTGCGGCTGCATCCTCAATGGCTGCCTTGACCCCGTCAATGGCTAATTTGCCGGCATAGGCGGCTGCCGCTGCTCCGGCTGCGGCAAACGCTAGGCCAGCCTTTTTGCCAAAGTCACCAACCTTATCGCCAAAGGTTTTGACCTCGGTATCGGCTGATTTGAGGTTCTTTGTAAAGTTATCAACGTCGGCTAATAGCTTAAGCGTTAATGCGCGTGTACCTGTAGCCATTAGCCCCACTCCTTCAATATCTTGCTAAATGCTGCGCTCCAGCGTTCTACGATTTCCGGCTGGATTTTGCGTAGCGTTGGGTAAATGAACCAGCCTTTTGATCCTCGACCTTGACGGCCTGACCACACTGGGAACTGCTTATATTTGTTAGATCCAAATTCTGATCCGCCCCAAATAGCGCGCGTGGTTGCCCCGCCGCTAAATTTCTGTGACGCAAATCCGTAAGTAATTTCACCGATGCGGCTCGACTTCTTTACCTTTGACCCTTGTGCAATGCGTCCAGCTACTTTGCGACTTTGTAGGCCGTTGGCAGTTTGGATGACCTCGTTGCGTGCGTAATCAGCCAAATTACCAGACTGGCGTTTAGCTTCTTCTTGCCCTGCTTCGTCTAGGTTTTTCAATGCCTTAAATACTGCGCGCAATTCAGTTTGGTCAAGGGCAATAGGATCGCTCACTTGTTCCTCGCTTCCAAAACTTCGACTGCGGTTAAAATATCCTCTGCGGTTTGCCAATGCACCATCGGTATTTGTGTGGCAATTGCCAACTCAATTAAGAGTCGGCTGATGCTTCCGCTGGGATGGCTTTTGGGTCTGTGTCACCTACCTCGACATCGCTGACTGATTCCATCCATGCGTCAAATGGCTTGGTTGGCTTACTGCCTGCGTCGCGCTTCATAGCTAGGTGTGCAACATACAAAATATCCCACATGCCGCCAAACTGAGAGATGACCTTTTTAGTGGTCATCTCCCAGCGTGCGTAATCAGGCGGGCGTACCATGTAGGTTGCTTCTGATCCATCTATGTATTTAATTGTTATCTGCTGTTGCATTTCTTTGCTCCCGTCGTTTGTTTTTAGCTAAATGTCTCGGTGACTGATCCTTGTGTCACAAGGAAAGTAAATGACACTGTCTGTGCATCCATGCCTGATCCACCGACTGTTGGATATGACGGCTTAATAGGAAACACAAATTGTGCGCCTGTTGCGGATGTCAATGTCACAGAAATGTCTGTATCCGGTGCTGTATCGGCAGCTGTCCAAATAGCCTCACATACTGATGACGCTTTGCCCCAGTCTGCAAGCATGTCTAGCTGGAAAGTAGCTGTGACGTTGGTGGTCTTGTACGCCTCGCCATCTAGTGTCTGATAGGTCTGACGATCCAATACTTTTGTAAGTACCGCGTTTGTGGCCTGTGCTTCGATGTCCGTTCCACCAGTAAAGGACAAAGAAATATCGCGGCCGGTGATTACTGTTGTTGCCATGATGTCTCCTTATGTTGTTTGTGTGTAGTAGGTAGAAACTCGAACATCAGCGATTAGCAGAGTCGATGCTCCAACTTGTGTAACTGTTGGTCTTTCGACCACGCTGACAACGTACCCAACTGGGATCACTGCCAGCACACTCATGATTAGCTGCTCGATATTATCAAGCGATGCTGGGTTGCTGTTATAGGCAACCGCGACTGAAATAGTAAAATTGATTTTGGTGTGCAGTGTGCTTTTGTTAATTGTCTCAAGCTCAAGATAAGGCGTATCCGGTACGACAACTACGGCAGGCGGGATGATGGTTTCAGGCACATAACTATAGACATTGCCTGCAACGCTTGCTAGGGCTGTGGCTAAAGGCGTGCGTACTTGACTAAGGATTGTTGATGCTGGCATTTATTGACACACTGTCTCAACATCTAAAAACGGCATAAGCAAGGTTGATACGCGGTTGGTCAAGCTGCGACCCATGCGGTACGGCGTAGCTGTAAAGTCCACGCCCTCGATCTGTCCACCGGCTGCAACGCGTGACTGAAATACCTCAACGCTTACTGCCAAAATCGCTGACTCAATTGCGTCATTGCCTGCATAAATCTGTGCGGCTGAATAGCCTGAAAGCGTCGCTGTGCCTGTTGGCACGATAGGACGCAATGTCACATCTGCGTTTGTGATTGCAGCTGTAAAGTAAAAATTGCCAAGTGAGGCATCAAGTGTTGTGTTTGTATCGACAACTGTAACTGTTGCGCTAAATGGCGCAGGTAAGCCAGCCACGACAACCGATTGTCCGGTCACAAAATAATGACCGCGAGCTGTGTAATAGGTAGCGACATTCGATGTTAATTTGTACGCATTTACAGCTGATGTATTTGCAACTAGCATAGGCAAAATTACGGCCTCGCTAGTATTAATAATTTCATCTAGATAAGCGTCGTTGTATAAGGATGAACTCACGCCCAGCACTGATCGCAACTGTGATGCTGTGACTATGCTGGGCATGAGTTTACCTTTCGTTCGGCTCGGGTAGCGCGGGAGCGCACTACCCGATGATTAGTTTGTGGTTATGAATCAGGTCTTGTTTACGCCAAATGCGCCAGCACCAATTTTGGTTGCAATTGCGCCATAGCCGTACATCGCTACAAGAATCTCACCTGATGCAATGACATCAGCACGTAGCTGATAAGTTGGTGACTCGTACCATGTGTAGGAAGTTGGATTGATGATCAAGATTGAGTCATCCTTATCCTCGTTATTTGCTGTTGGCACGTTAGCTGTGACATAGAGATCAAGTCCTGCGACATTGCCGCGGATTGAATCTGGGCGTACAACACCACCGGCGTTTGATGGCTGTGATGCCATGTAGATAGGCCGGCCTGACTCGTTAAGTGTCATGAGGTTTGCCCACTGTGATGTGTTAGCAAGGATGTTGCGAGCAAAGCCCTGTGTGTTTGAATAAACGGAAGCTGCTCCACGTGAAACAAATCCAAGCAATTCTGATGCTGTTGGATATGTTGTAAGTGTTGTTGAGTCTGCTGTTGCGCCTGATGCAAGTGCTGTGTAAACCGCTAGGTCTGTTGCCTTTGCATACTGTGCCGCCATGTTGTTCATCAATTCTGTGATGAATAACGGTGATGAACGATCAAAGAGTTCTACAGAAAATTGCTGTTGTCCAGCATACTTTTTGACTGAAACTGTGACAAATGATGCAGCCTGATCTGTGTTAGATGGTGTGCCTGCTTCTGCTGTCTCTGCAACTGTTGGCAGTGTTGTAATCTTTGGGATTTCAAATGACATACCAGCATCAGGCAATACACCAGTGGTGATTGCATCGATGGCTGAACGTGTGTTATTTGCAAGTCCGTTGATGACTGTTGTGAGCTGGCGTGTAGGAATTAATCCAGCGTTGTCTGTTGTATCAGCTGCGGCAGCTACATAGGAGCGTGCTTCTTCTGATCCAAGTGCTGCCTTGATTGTCATTTCCAAGTGCTTTGGCGCTGAAAAATCCAAACGTGGCTTTGTGTAAGCAACCCCTGTTGCGGCTGCTGTTACTGACTTTGCGGCTTCGACCGACTCTACGGCTTCCGCGGTTGTGACGGCGTTATCCACTTCGTCTCCTTCTGTTGTTGGTTGGTTATCTGCATCCTCTGATGTTGGTGCAGAATCTTCTTCGGCTTCTGTAGCTGCTACGCGCTCGACACGTGCTGCATCAAAGGCTGGGTTGTGTGTAAGTGCAACGCCTACAAGTTGCGCTGCGCTAACCACCATTGTGCCATCTTCGTTGTAAGCAAACTCTGTAGCTTCTGCCTCGACGCTAAATCCGTCGCGCAGGCCGTCCATTGCCTCGACAAGTGCGTCATTGCCGGCTGATGTTTGGCTAATCTTAAATGTGGCTTCCATGCCATCTTTGTGCTTCTTCATGTCAATGCTGCGACCAATAGGACGCGCAGAATCATGCTCAAGGTTAAGTTTTACTGACGCAGGTTCAATCGATCCTGACTGAAATAAAACCTTGCCAGTTGATGCGTTTGCAACTACGTCAAATGCCACGATCTGACCAGTGATGGTGCGTGACTCTGAATCCGCAGCTGTAATCAGCATAGGTGTTGTGATTTTCATAGAAGCATGTCCTCATCTTCCCGGATTTCTTCGACTGACATTGCGCCAATACGATTAAGGATTTCGTAAACCTGCGCGCGCTCCAAAGGATTGCCACGTAGGAAATCATCTACATCAAACTTGACATCTGTACCGGCTGGCACAAAGTCTGCAAAGCTCAAACGCTGTTCTAGCACTGCCATGTAATTTCTAAATGCAAAGTCCACAAGATCGCGTCGCTTGTCAAGGGCGTTGCTATATGTAAATGTCGATTGCTGTGCATCGACAAAGTACGCAGGCAAACCACATGCGCGCGCTAATTCTAGCGCAACATAATTGCGTGCTTCGTTGAGCTGAATAGACTTAGGATCAAAGCCAAGTGTCTCAAGCGTTACATCTGCGTTTAAAAATGCTGTTGATTTATTTGCACGTGCTGTACGCCATGAAGATAGCAATTTGGCAACGCGATCTGCTGGCAGTGATGTGCCGTTTGACTTTAAAATCATTTGTGGCAATGGTTCAACTGCAAAATTCATTGCAGCCTTTTCAAGTGCAGCTGCGGCCTTGACTGTGCGGCCTGCGCGTGCAAGTAAGCCCTCTGACTGGCCTGCAAATACAACTAGGTTGTTAAAATCAACATAAACGCCATCGATTAGGTAAGCCGTAATTTCTGTGCCATTTTGATTTGTTTGGAATGTAATACGCTCCGGCGCGATGCGCTCCATTGATCTGATGCGGCCTGTGTCTGCATAACGATCCGTTACACGCGCATAAGCTGTTGGATGAAAGAATAAATCGGAAATAAGCCACGCATAAAATACTGATCCGGCAATGCGTACATCCGGCTGCGTAATAACGCGCGGTGTCTGTACCTTTTCACCAGTTGCAATGTTGCGGCAGTGCATAGGTAGCGATGCAATGGTCTGAATAATGCCAAGTGATCGTGCAATTGTTGGCACTGTCATAGCTTCTGTGCGTGATGCGGTCGTTCCGGTTATTGCAAAAAATGGAGAGGCTTCCGGATATAAGGGTTGCAATGAAGCCTCTACATCGTTAGTCAAAGCTGGAACGGCAGCCTTGATGTAACTTGGTACAAAGAAATCTAATAAACCCATGCCCTAATTTTAAGATGCTTTTACCACTTACTCGACCATGATGTCTAGGTCTGACTCTGGGCGTGTCGCAAAGTGTGTCACTAGGGCTACAGCTACCGCGCCACACACAATCGCGTTGCTGGCACGTCTGCCGATAACCCAACCGCCATCGCCTCGTCGCAATTGCACAGCTGCCAAGATTTCCTCTGTCAATTGTGCCTGTCCTCGATGTTTTAATCTGCCGCTGTTGATTGCCGACAACATCTCGTCGCAGCTTTGCGGGTAGGCGTGATCCATGTCAAAGATAGGGATACCGGCAGGTGCTAGACGGCTGGCAACTGCTCCGGCTGACTTCCTGCTGTAAAGGACATACTCGGTCGGATATTTGCGGGCGTAATCTGCAAGATCGTTGGCTATAGCCTTATCGTCTAGCTGTAAATCGTTTGACCACGTGTGCAGCAGCTTCACGACAAAGGACTCGTTGGCTAACTTCTGCGCTCCGACTAAACTGGCGTGTTTTCTGTCCGGCGATAGATCAATGGCAAGCCATGTGAGCTTTTCGGTATCTAAATCGACCGATTTGTCAAGGCATTTATTCCAAGCTGCGGCATCGACGATATTTTGGATAGCCACGACCCAGCGACATAACACTTCTGACATCACAACGTTTGGCGGGTCATTGAGGACTGATCGGATATTGTCCTCATGGATAAGCGTGCCCATGCTGGGATTTGCGTGACGTGCATTTTCTAAACTGATTTCATCTGTCGGTGCTGACCACTCAAAATAGCCAATGTCATCTTTGACCCCGCCAATGCTGGCAAGGGCACGATCTCTAAATGAATTTAAAACTACTGACGTGTTATCTCCGGCGTTTGTATAGCTCATTAACATGGGGTTAGGCGATGACATCAAGGTATAACGCAATGAGGCAAACGAGTCCATGTTGTTCATACGCAATAGCTCGTCTAAATGGATTGTCGATGGCCTGCTGATACCTCGCGCAGCTGATCCACCAGCACGCACCATAAATCGTGTGCCCTTAATAGTCTCAATTTCTTCTGCGCCATGACTAACCACGCAGAGGCTCAAAAAAGCCTTGAGAGGCCCCTAGAAGGCTCGAATCCGGATGAATCGGGATTGGGTAGGGATACAGAAGCCCAAAAGCCGCTATTAGGCGTGCAAACGCCCCGAATCCACACGCCTTTGAACGATTTACCCTCTCGAGGGCAGGATTTAATCGATTTAGCTGCCAGCATCAAGATTGATTTGATGGATTGGCAGAAATTTGCGCTGATTCACACGCACAAGGTCAAGCCGGATGGTCGCTGGGCATCGCCGGTCAATTGCATCGTCGTAGCTCGACAGAACGGCAAATCATTTTTACAGCAGATCAGAATCTTAGGCGGCCTTTTCTTATGGGATGAGCCGCTGCAAATTGGGCAGGCTCACACGCTTAACACGTCGCTTGAGCAGTTTAGGCAGATGATGTGGACGATCGAGGCCAACGATTTCTT